GTTTCAGAAGTTTGAGGCATTGGGTCCGAAATTTCGTTCAGCTGGGGGGATAATATTAACCTCCCCAGCTGGACCCAGACCCAGCTTATATATTTAATTTGGTTGATTAGTCACTTTCCTCCATGGCCTCCTTCCGCAATTTCAAGCGACGGAGTTATCGGCGCTCTCCTTATCGCCGGTCTTACAAGGCGTCAGGCGCGAGGCGTAGAACCGGTTTTCGACGTCGCTCTTTTCGTCGGTCACGCGCTCCTATGTCTCGTCGGGCTATTCTAAATATAGCATCGCGGAAGAAACGGGATGCCATGCCCCAGTTTCATTGGGCGTCGACCGACCCTAGTCCTACGGTTGGTCCCGCGACATTTACGTCGAACCGTGGAGTACTCTTTTCGCCAACAGCGAGGCAGTTGGTGAACGGCAATGGTACGGATGTGGAACGCGAATCCTCTCGCACGTTTGCGGTTGGTTACAAAGAGACTATTCATATCGAGTGTCTCTCTTCCATTCCTTGGTTTTGGCGGCGGATTGTTTTTCAATACAAGGGCAATCCGTACGGTATTGTCGATACTGTTGGGACGTCTGATTATCCGTACCATTATGACCCTGTCGCGGGGGTTACACGCCTCTTCAATTCTCTCTCGCCGTCGGCTGCTATATCTATCGACAGTCTTATCTTCCAAGGTGCATTCCAGGTTGATTGGACAGATGTTCGGAACGCGACCGTTGACAGTACTAGGGTTCATCTTCTATCGGACAAGAAGATGAATCTTCGGTCTTCTAATGACGAGACCCATCAGTATGATTTCCAGAGGTGGTATCCTATCCGGAAGAACATTTTTTACAATGACGAGGAGACTGGTTCGACGAAGGCCGCTAGCCCGTTCTCTACGCACTCCCGTCAAGGATTTGGGGATGTGTATATTTACGACATCTTTCAGTCTGAAAATGCTGCTGCGGGGCAGATGTTAGTTAACTGTCAGGGAAGGTATTACTGGCATGAGCGTTAGAATACTATTTTGTTTTTTATTTCGATAAAAGAACAGTTTGCTTCCAACCATGCTATGTCGACGCCGTTGTCTTCTCTAGGGTCCCTATTCGATATGTATATTGCAGGTTTCCCCCATTCGATCAGTCTTTTGCTCCTATATTTATCCGTCGCGTAGAAGTGTGCTTGATGGCCTAGCCAGAATTTGTAGGAAGGGAAGAAAGGTATTCCTCCTTGTATATCGTCGAAAATTGCGTATTCGACGTCGAGGGATTCATCAATAGAGAAGAGTCCGCCAAAATATGCGTGGACGCCAAGGCTTCTAGCCCATATAGTCTTGCCCAGTCGAGAGTCTCCCCACAATATAAGAGATTTACCCCTGTTTAGAATAAGGGTTAGGGTTAGGGTTAGGGTTAGAGTTAGGGTTTTGGAATAACTCACCTACCTGGTTGACGGGTAGTAAGATTGCTCTGTACCCATTCATCGAGTCGAGGGCAGCTTGACGTGTCGATACGTACTCCTCCTGGTTGCACATATGTAGGAGGTTTGGGCATAAACCTCCAGTCGGCGTAGCTTCGCAGTGAGCTGAAATTACATACGAGTGCTCTCGGAGCCAAACTCGCACATAGATCCCAAAATTCCTCAGCATCTTTAGCTGCGACGATCGTTGACCACGTCTTATCGCTGACAATGCTGTCGCCAGGTCTGGCGAGTCCTCCAGCAATAATGTCGCCATCCTTTGTCGCATAGTCCCAGCCAGCCGATGGTGTGCTTCTAGTAGGTTCAACATTTGGGTGGCGTCCGTCCACATCAAAAGCACGGACATTTCGGCTTCTAAACTTCCGTCCGAAGTCGACGAAAGCATGGAGATGAACTCCTCCATTCTCATGATGTTCCCGTCCAACAATGCATTCTGCTCCGAGAGTCGAAAGGTGGTCGACAACATCGAAAGCGTCGAGATTGCCGCATTGTGGATATGTAAGAAGGCAGTATCTAAATTGCCATCTGGTAGACAT